ACCCAATTTGCCGGCGATGCAACAATATCTAGTTATTAGCTTCTGCCCATTGCTTTTCAACTTTGGTGCGGAACCCAGCATCTGTTAGCCATCTTGGGTCGGCAATAGCAGCTTCGAGATCTTCTTTTGTCATAGATGGCGAATTTACTGCCGGCTGCACCGGTATGCCTTCATTAGTCAATGCTTGATGATATTTGATGAAAGCATTGATGCTATCAGCATTATCCAAGCTATATGCCAGGTTATGTCTTTCCTCATCATTTAACGGAGCCTTGGCTATTAACCGCTCGACCATAGCAATCTTTTCTTGTGCGCGATCACCCAGCTTGGCCCGTTCTTGTTGAGCATCAAGCTCAAACGCTTCATTCTCACTTGTAACGGTTGATAATATTTCTTTGCCCAGCTCATCAAACGCCATTTGGCTTACACCGTGTTTTTTAGCCCAGCCTTTAAATACCTGGAAACCTGGCTCCTCTGTATCTAAGCCTCCATCTTGCAGTGCGCCATAATCGTAATCGCCCTCCGGCGCCTTGTGTTTGCCCTGGCTTACCAACTTACGCAGCTCAACATGGCTTTTTGCCAGTTTCTCCACATCTGGGCCATCCTCATCCCAAAAGTCCTGGGGATACCAATCAGGCTTCTCTAGCGGATCATCGTCTGTTGTGAACTCAGCTTGCTGCTGTTGTGGCTCAGAGTCGTCATAAAGCGGCATAGGAGCCTCTGTGACGGTTTCTGGCGTTTCTACAGCATTAGCTGGGTTAATTAGCGGAGCATCGGCCTCTTGGACCTGTTCTGCGCTTTGCACTGCATCATTCATTGTTTGACCTTCCTACTCGTTTTTCAATCATACGGACCATTTCAGCCATCCCCGTCCGCACAAAACCAAAACTGGCATCCTCACCTGGCACCCAGGATGGCTGCTCAATAGTGATTTGCCTTAGATGGCTTAATACCTTTTGCCCTTCAGATGTTTTAAATACTTTGCCATAAAGTATATCTAAATCATCTGGCCCTGGTTTAGCTGTCTCAGCTGGGATCAGGCTCTCCCACCCTTCCTCATTCATACCATTGATTCCTCAACGGCCCCTTGCGCTTGTTGCGCCTCTGGTGGGGCCATCATTTGTTGTAATTGCTGCATCATCATTTGCTGTTCTTCTGGCGTTGCCAGCAGCTCCTGGGCGATGCCGAGGCGTTCTGCGATAAATTTCAATACCCGTGGGACTGCAACAGTTGTTTGACCTTGCGGCCCCATGCTGTTTGCAATCTGCATGTATTGAATAACGTCATTAATTTCTTGCAGCTTTTGTGCTTGGGCAAGCGGGGATACCGGAGTAACCTTTACCTCAACACCATTTACACGCAGCGGCAAATCAATCATCCCTTGCTGATCCAGGACAAATAATGTCCGGCTAACAATCGGCACCAGGATTTCTGTTATCATTCTGCCAAAGGCACTTCCCAAATTGGTTGCCAGCTCACGGGTCCTTTCTGAGATTTCCGTTGCGGATCTGGCACTCATGTTGTCTGGCGGCAGTGTATCGTCCATCATAATCTTTTTAATGTTCATACGCAGATCATTAATTACAATCTGGCTTACATTAAAATCCCCAGCTTTCGGCAGCGGAGTCAACGATGGGCCTTGTGCGCCACCATTTCGGGCAACAGAAATAATGCTGCCTGGCTGAATTTTGACGTTTTGTGGATTTAAAACGCCATCATCTGCAGCTGTATATACACCGGCAATGGCCAGACTGGCGTTCTTGAGCAGCAGCTCGAGCGTCTTGTTTAGCGTTTTAATATCACTGATCGCTGTAACCAACGGCCCCCGCCCATATACCTCGCCGGCGACCTTAGTGTATCTGGCAACAACAAATGGTGATGACCGCATTTCACGATAGACAAGCTCTTGTTTCTTTGCCGGCCAAATAACGTGGTAATGATACCGGCCAGTTTCTTGATCCAGAATAACTGCATCTATTAGATCCAATTCTTTTTCTGGCGACCTGGTAATAGCATCTTCCAAATCGACAGACATTTTAACATCACGAAACTCTGTCTGAATTGCTTCTGCCTTGACCCGCAGCTTACGATATACATTATCTACATTGCCATATGAGCCTTCCTCGATTGCAACCAGATATTGTGGGATCGAGTTAAACCGGATTGGTGTAGACTCATCGCCAGGCGTAATCATCATTACAGCTGTACCAACGGCCAGATCCATAAGAAACTCGCCCATGGCCAGATCAAAATTAGTCTGACGCAATGTCTCGAACATACGAATATTGTATTTGTCCAGGGCCTCCTGGGCAGCTTCCTGGTCATCTTCTGGAATTGCACTACCTGGCTCCAGGCGGCACCATTGTTTATAGGGAGGAAAAAGTCCCGCCTGGAGTCTATTGGCAAACCGCTGTGTCGCGTGGATTGCCGTTGAGTCAAACACCCGGGCCATTTTGCCTTTGCCGGCAACCTTGCCCTCATAATATCCACTGTAAAGATTGCGCTGCGGCAGAGCAAACTCATAGCAATCCTCGTAAATAGACCGCCATTCGTCTTTTCTGGCCTGTGCCTTGGCCTCACGTTCCATCAATTCTTTTACATTAAGCCTTGGCATTTTCTAGCCTCTTACTGATGTTTTTAGATTTAGACCTAGCATCCGCTTTAGATGAAGCACCCCAGGCACGGAGCGATAACAGGAGCCTGGTGGGGCGTCCCTTTGAGTCACGCTCCGGCCCAGGATTACCCGCCATCCGAGCGAGGAAGGATGCTCGGCGGGGATTATCGCCACGCTTTACCGGCGGTTTTAGGTTAGCGCCTTCTTTGCGCCGGTAATGATCGCGGCCAGCTTGGTTAAGACCGCCGCTTGGATTTTGGTGCTTTTTTAGTGTCACTAGCTTTGCTCCGTGGCGTCTTTTTCTTTACCTCTGCAACAATCTCATCAAGCACCTTTTCCATTGGCTGGATAGCTTTTCTAAGACGAACCCGAGGATCTTCTTTAATTTTAGTCATTATTGCGGCCCTAGAGTTGTTTGTTTTTGATCTCCGCCCTGGTTGCCCTGGCTGGTCAACATTCGCAAACCGCCAGTGCGCCTTGCCCGTCTGCGACCGCCTCGCCGCCGAGCATCCTCTATAGCAGCGGTTGTCGCTGTACCTGTGGCCGGCTTTGTCGCTGTCGCAGCTGGTGCAGCTGAACCGGCGTTAGAACCAATTTGTTTAAAAACATCTCTAATAACCGGCATCCGCGTGATTGATCTAAATATTGATCCCATAACAAATCCCTATTGTGATTTCGGCGCATTACCGCCAAGTTTACGTTTTTCCTCGATATCCTCTGTTCTTTGTGGGGACATCAACAGCCTCAAACCACCAGTGCGTCTAGCACGTTTTCTAGCCATCAGCCTGGCTAGAGCTTCTTTCTCAGCTTGCTCTGCCCGTTTTTCCTGGCGCTTTAGAGCTTCCGACATCTTTGGGGTTTCAATTGGAGGTGGCGCATCCGGCACCAGTCCCAAGGCTTTGCCAACGCCCTTAACTAATTTACCAACCGGCTTAAAGATACTGCTCATTATCCAAACCTAACCATCATGTAATAATCTTCGCCCTCTGGACCAAACTGCTCCATTAAGCTCTCGTATTTAAAATACAGTGCTTTTGCAAATTTGTATGCGGTATCGTTTGCGACTGAAACGGCTATCTGAAGGCGCTTCAGATCATATTCATATATCATCTCATCTAAAAAGCCGCGACATTCTTTAACTACAGCTATCGGATGTTTGTTTATATCTTTGCCAGGAAGCAGCCAAACCTCGCCCACACCTTTCCAATATGGACGCAGCCCAAAAATACAAATTGGTTTTCCTCTGGCTACGATTGTGTATGTAAATTCCTCATACAGCCCAGCGTCAACATAAGAGATATAATCTTCAAAATTTGACTCATAATGAATTTTTTCGTAATCGCCCAGCTCCATTGAGATTAAATGCGATTTACGATATGGCACCAGCTG